CACTAAACGTGATGGCAAGATGTATCTCGACCCATTCGAGCCTGACAATAGACTTGTCATGGTAGGATGTTTGACAGATACAGGTAAAGAATATTTATATAGAGATAACTTTGATGGTGTACAAGCATTGTTAGATGAAGCTACTATATTAATAGGACATAACATAGCATACGATTTGATGTGGCTATGGGAATGTGGATTCAAGTATGATGGTCCTGTCTTTGATACGATGTTAGCAGAGTATGTTATACAACGTGGTCAGAAGCAACCATTGTCATTGGAAGCTTGTGCCAATAGGTATGAGTTAGATACGAAGAAGCAGGACACCTTGAAAGAATACTTCAAGCAGGGTGTAGGTGTTGATGAGATACCACCTGATGAGTTATCTTCTTATCTATCAGCAGACTTACATGCAACCCAACAGTTATCTGATGTGTTACATACTAAGCTTATCACTACAGATGCCAAGCTTATGGAGTGTGTTGTATTAACTAACAGAGTATGTGTTACTCTTGCTCATATATATCAGACAGGATTCGCTGTTGATGTAGCCAAGCTTGAAGAAGTTAGGGTACAGTTTGAGACAGAGAAGATGGACATAGAGAAGAGACTACAGCTACAGATTAGGAATCTAATGGGTGACACACCTATTAATCTTAATAGTCCAGAGCAGATGTCTTGGGTTATCTATAGTAGAAAGCCACACGACAAAACTCTATGGGCAAATGCCTTCACTCCTTATATGGACAAGGCTCACTTCAATGATATAGTGTCTAAGAAATCAGACATTGTATTCAAAACCAAGGCTGTATCATGCAGAGATTGTCATGGCACAGGACAGATAAGAAAGGTAAGAAAAAATGGAGAACTTTATGCAGTTGCCAATAAGCACGATTTGTGTGGTGGTAGTGGTTATACTTTTCAATCTACTGGACTAGTCGCAGGACTTAAGTTCAAAGCACCAAGCTCTAAGTGGGTATCTGCTAATGGCTTTGGTGTATCTAAGACGAACCTAGATATACTACAGAGCATGTCCAAACGTGCCAACATGACAGATGCTGTCAATTTTCTGACAGATGTCAAACGTTTGTCTGCTTTGGACTCATATCTAAGTTCTTTTGTTGAGGGTATCAAGGCTCATGTCAAGTCAGATGGTAAGCTCCATGTGCGATTATTACAGCACAGGACATCGACAGGCAGGTTCAGTGGTGCAGACCCTAATATGCAGAATATGCCTAGAGGTGGTACGTTTCCTGTCAAGAAGGTATTCGTATCACGTTGGGAAGGTGGCAAGATACTTGAAGCTGACTTTGCTCAGTTAGAGTTTCGAGCTGCGGCATATTTATCACAAGATAAGGTGGCAATGGATGAAGTCTCTACTGGTTTCGATGTACACTCATATACATCTCAAGTTATTACTGATGCAGGTCAACCGACTTCTAGGCAGGATGCGAAAGCACACACATTCGCACCTCTCTATGGAGCAACAGGCTTTGGAAGAAGTAAAGCAGAAGCACAATACTACGAACACTTTACACAAAAGTACACAGGTATCAAATCATGGCACTCCAGATTGGCTAAAGAAGCTCTAGAGACAGGCATGATATCTACACCATCAGGCAGAGAGTTTTCTTTCCCTGATGTAAAACGAAGAATGAATGGCACAGTAAGTTTCTTTACACAGATAAAGAACTATCCTGTACAGAGCTTTGCTACTGCCGACATCGTTCCCATTGTGTTGATACACATGGAGAACTTGTTGAGTACCTACAAGTCTTGTATTGTTAATTCAGTACACGATTCTGTGGTCATCGACATACACCCTGAAGAGGTAAAGCAAGTGCTGTATCTCATCACACAACTCAATAGTAGTCTCCAATCTATTATTGAGAATCAGTTTAATATCGAGTTCAATGTACCCCTATTATTAGAAGCAAAAATAGGTGATAATTGGCTTGACACTAAAGATGTTAGCTGATATAACTATAAAACATTTGACTCACAGAAAGGAGCAATACACATGGATAATAACTTAGTAACGATAGACACGAATAACTACGAAGCAATGGCTAAAGCAATGGGGATAGCAGGAGAGGGCAATAAGTCTTCCGATGCAAAGAAGACTCAGCAACTGCCACGTTTCAGAATAAACCATGCACCAATCATGGGTGAGACCAAGATGAATGGCAAGAACGTAAACGTTGAGATAGTACAAGGTGGTACTTACAAGCTTGAGATACCTGATGGAGAAACTTACTACAGTAAGACAGCTTCAATCAGACCTTTCATGCAGAGGTTTATGTATAAGAGGTTCGTTAAGAACATGAACGCAAAGATGGGTGAACCTATGGGTCTCTATCATAAGACTGTTATGGCAGACTCATTGAATCTAGACTTGAAAGATAATCAAGGTGGGTTCAACTGTGGTAAACCAGCAGGGTACATACAGGACTTCAAGGCACTACCTGAGAAGACTCAAGACTTAATCAAACAGATTAAGAGAGTGCGAGTTATCTTTGGTATGGTTGATTTACTTGAGCCATCTAATAATAAAGGTGAGAGTGTTGCCTTTGAATCTACACCATTCATATGGGAGATAGATAATAGAGATGCCTTCAAGACTGTTGGTGCTCCATTCACTAAGTTAGCACAGCTAAAGAAGCTACCTGTTCAGCATACTATTGCACTAGATACAGAGGAACGTAAGTTACCTAATGGTAATGTGTTCTATCTACCAACTAGTACACTAGACATATCTAATAAGATAGAGTTGTCTGATGCTGACCAAGCTACCTTTGGTGATTTCATGTCATGGATACAGAACTACAACCAATACATTGTGAACGAATGGGATTCAAATGTAGGTGGTAACTCTAGTCAAGACATGAAAGATATAGTTGAAGACTTTATTGAAGTGGATGCCAGCTAATGAATCACCGTGCTGAATTGGCGATACATAAGTTGCTAGAAGATATCCTTGCTTCCAAGAAGCAGATGTCTATGGAGACTATTGAAGGAATAACATCTGATATAAAGGATGCTATGGTTCGTCAGTTCGGAACTAAAAATGACAGGGGGAGTTTTAGATTGCGTATGTCTAACATAGGCAAACCCTCTTGTCAGCTTTGGTTTGACAAGAACCACCCTGAGAAGGCTCTACCAAAAGGTAATAACTTCTTGATGACTATGATGATAGGGGATATAGTGGAAGCTGTATTCAAAGGATTCCTTAAAGAAGCTAAAGTAGATTACAAAGAGAGTGAAGAGGTTGCGTTAGAACTACAAGATGGTACAAGAGTGAAGGGAACTTACGACCTTGTGCTTGACGGTTGTGTTGACGATATCAAATCTGCATCTGATTGGTCTTACAAAAACAAGTTTGATTCATTTGAATCGTTAGCAAATGGAGATAGCTTTGGTTATGTAGGACAGCTTGTTGCTTATGCAAAAGCTAGTAGTACAAACATAGGAGGTTGGTGGGTAGTGAATAAGTCTACAGGACAATTCAAATACGTATCAGCACAAAATGCAGACACTACCAAGGTTCTTAGTGACATAGAAGATACAGTAAAGCAAGCCAATGCTAAAGAGTTAGTGCGATGCTTTGAGCCTGAAGAAGAAACCTTTCGTGGTAAAGCGACAGGTAATCTTGTGCTCAATAAGAATTGTACATTCTGTGACTTCAGGTATACATGTTGGGAAACTCTACATGAACTACCTGCACAGAAGTCATTAGCTAAAGAACCTAAGATGGTTCAATACATAAAGGTGGCATAATGTTTCCTTCTCACAAGGCAACACGTGCTGCTTACAAGTATGGATATAGGAGTGGGTTAGAGCATAAGGTTTCCATCTATCTTGATGAACGTAATCATAAGTATGGCTATGAATCTATCAAGATAGAGTGGGAAGACTTAGCCTACCGAACCTATACTCCAGACTTTATATTAAACAATGGCATAATCATTGAGACTAAGGGAAGATTTCTAGTCAACGATAGACGTAAACATTTGGCAGTAAAGAAACAACACCCTAAGTTAGATATTAGATTTGTCTTTGAAAATAGTAGACGTAAGCTAAGTAAAGGTGCTAAGTCTACGTATGGACAATGGTGTAACAAGTATGGCTTCAGGTTCTATGATAGAGTCATACCTGAAGATTGGTTGAAAGAGAAGGGTAAGAACAACCACCCTGACAGAATTAAATTTATAGGTAATAAAATAAGGAGAACTAAATGATAGATGATAAATATTTAAAACCTGAAGACTTTGTTATACAAGTAAAACCTCATGTAGATAAGGAGGGTTGGACAGGTGATGTGTCTCTCAGTATAATGATAGGAAAAGATAACCCATTAAACGATGAAGACTTTGAAGCTATGTTAAACTTTACAAGAAATATATGTGCTAGTGTACCGTTGATGGAACATAATAAGATATTCAGGGATGCTGTCGAAGCTGAAGCAGAGAAGCATAATCCTATTGAAGATATATTTGCTACACCTTCTAGTAAACGAGGTACAGTATTAGAATTAGACGATAACGTTATACATATTTCTTTTGGAAAAGAGGAAACTAGTCATTGACAATAGCATCAGGGGAGTATATAAAAGATATGAGACACATGGAGTATATGAAAATGAAACAAGAACAAGCAGACGATAAAGATATGGTTAATAGTCCTATTCATTATAACAAAGCTGGTATTGAAACTATAGATGCCCTTGAAGCTATGTTAGTTGGTGGGTTTGACTATTATTTACAAGGTAACATAGTTAAATACCTATGGAGATTTAGATACAAGAATGGTGTGGAAGATTTAAAGAAAGCACAATGGTATTTAAATAAACTTATTGAGGTCTATGATGACGATAAGAGTTAAAGTATTAATGACCTTGGAGATAGACCCTGAAGATTATCCTGTACCTTCCGATGGTAGGGTTAGCGATGAGATTGAGGAGTACGTTAAAGAAACCTTCTATGAGATTGAAGGTGTTAAGATTAAAAATATGAAACTAGTTAGCGAGGATATATAAATGATACAAAACTATTTACCAACCGACTACCAAAACTTTATAGCACTCTCTCGCTATGCACGGTGGAAGGATGACGAACAACGCAGAGAGAATTGGGGAGAGACTGTCGATAGATACTTTGATTATATGAGTAATCATCTTACTAAGAATCATTCGTACACTATTACAAAGGCTCTCAAGGATAAGCTCACAGAGCAGATAATGTCTCTAGGTGTAATGCCTAGCATGAGAGCTTTAATGACAGCAGGACCTGCCTTAGACCGTTGCCATGTGGGTGGTTATAATTGTAGCTACATACCTGTCGATAGTCCACGTTCATTTGATGAATGTATGTACATACTTATGTGTGGTACAGGTGTTGGCTTCTCTGTTGAACGTGAGAATGTAGACAAGTTACCTATAGTCAATGAACACTTTGATGATAGCACTACTATCATAACTGTTGGTGACAGTAGACCCGGTTGGGCAAAGGCATTGAGAGAACTAATTGCTATGTTATATGTAGGACAAGTACCTACATGGGATGTATCACAGGTTAGACCAGCAGGTGCAAGGCTCAAGACATTTGGTGGTAGGGCATCAGGACCTGCACCATTAGTTGAGTTGTTTCAGTTCTGTATACAGAAGTTTAAGGGTGCTAAAGGTCGAAGACTATTTCCTATTGAGTGTCACGACATCATGTGTAAGATTGGTGAAGTGGTAGTTGTAGGTGGAGTCAGACGTTCTGCTCTTATATCATTGTCTAACTTAGGTGATGACCAAATGAGACATGCTAAGTCAGGTAATTGGTGGGATAATGAAGGTCAAAGGTCATTAGCTAATAACTCTGTAGCCTTTAAAGGTAAGCCTGAGATGGGTACATTCATGCGAGAATGGACTGCGTTATACGAATCTAAGTCAGGAGAACGTGGTATCTTTAATAGACAAGCCGCCAAGGTCAAGGCATTAGAGAACGGTAGACGAGATGCAAACCATTACTTTGGATGCAATCCCTGTAGTGAGATTATTCTTAGACCATATCAGTTCTGTAATCTTACAGAGGTAGTGTGCAGAGTTACAGATGACCTCAACTCCTTGAAGGAAAAGGTACGTATGGCTACTGTATTAGGTACGTTTCAGTCTACACTAACTAACTTCAAGTATTTACGTAAGATATGGAAGGATAATACAGAAGAAGAAAGACTATTAGGAGTTTCCCTAACAGGTATTCTTGATTGTCCTATATGGACAGAGGAGATTCTACAGATACTAAGAGATGTAGCAGTAGAAACTAATAAGAAGTTAGCTAAAGACTTAGGTATTCCTCAGTCAACTGCAATCACTTGTGTCAAACCTAGTGGTACAGTTAGTCAATTAGTTGACAGTGCTTCAGGTATTCATGCTAGACACAATGACTACTACATTAGAACTGTTCGTGGTGATAACAAAGACCCTATCACACAGTTTATGAAAGAGAGTGGCATACCAAGTGAGCCTGACGTTATGAAGCCTGACAGTACAACTGTGTTTAGCTTTCCTATGCAGTCACCTTCAGGTGCTACTACACGAACTGACATGACAGCTATTGAGCAGTTAGAGTATTGGCTAATGTTTCAAAGACATTGGTGTGAGCACAAGCCTTCTGTCACTGTGTCTGTTAAAGAAGATGAGTGGATGAAGGTAGGAGCATGGGTATATGATAACTTTGATGAGGTATCAGGTATATCATTCTTACCTTTCAGCGACCATACATATGCTCAAGCACCTTATCAAGACATAACAGGTGAGCAGTACGAACAGCTATATAAAAAGATGCCAGCATCTATTGATTGGTCTAAGTTAGCTGATTACGAAAAGGAAGATACGACTAGTGGTGGTAGAGAACTAGCTTGCACAGCAGATGCGTGTGAGATGGTTGACATACAAGCTAGTTAGTGTTAGAAGGTAGTGCATTACTTTGGTGGCAATGGTGGTTATTAATAGCCATTTCCATCAACAC